AGCCCCGATGATCAACAACTGGCAGCCCATATCATCCACACTGGTTGCAAGCGCTCCATCCAGCCCCTCGATGATGTGGCCAGCCGTGTAGAATACCCTGATCTTGCCCGTCCCATCCGGTTCACGTTGCGCGTCGAGGAACAGCGTGTCGTCGTCGAGCATGTACCATTGCACCGAGTTCGGCGGGTACACCGTGTCTGTGGCGTCATAGGGCCACCACACGCGGGTCACCTTCAGCAGTCCAGTGATCGAACCCAGTGAGTATTCTCGCGAGCCCGCAGCGTCGTCGATGGTCGTCTCCAACCTTCGTGGATTGACTGCCGAATACTCCGCCAACGCCCACCTGATCGCATCTTCGATCTCGTCCGCGGACCAGTACGTGTTGGAGCTGTCTTTCAACATGCTCCCCACGGCCTCTATCAGACTCGTCAGCGTATGCGCCATGCCCTCGCTCCCTCAGGCGCCCTCTGCACGCGCTCCCACTCGACGGTGCCCGTGATTGCGGCTCGCCTCAACGCGCTCAGCGGGCTTCATTCCACGCCCCTTCCGCCTGGTCTCTCACGCGTAGTACAGACTGACGCTCGCGCCGGTGCCCGTAACAGCCGCATAGAGGCCCTTGCTCACCGCCACCTCATCAACGAATACGACCGGTGAGGTCGTATTGGCCGCGGCCGCCAGCCTGCACAGTATCGGTCCACTTGCCTCGGAGGAGCTGTCGTACACCACCGCCGTTGCCGCGTCGGACCCGGCAGTCAACACCACGCCACCCAGCATGCCCGGGGCAGCTTTCACCACGCCGTTGGTACTCCTCGTCATACTCGCCAGCGGCATGACTATTTCCCCTTCTTCGCCGAGGACGGCCGCTTCTTCGCCGCAGGTCTCGTTGATCGGCCCTCCAGCTTGCTGATCCTGAGGTTCATTTCGTCTATCATCAGATCAATCTGCGCCTTCAAGGCGCGCAACTCCGCAGTGCCGCCGCCAGCCATCACTCGTATCCTTTCGCCTCAATAGAGAGATCTGCCCTGACCAGTCCTCGTACAGCACCCCTGCGCCGGGCCGGGATGCCATTCGCTGCCCCGAAGATCCGTTGCAGGGAACCAACGACCTGCCTGGCCTCAGGAGCCTTCGCGGGGTAGTGCGCCCATTCTCGCTCTGAGCACACTGCGGCGCGCCCCTCCCTCCCACACTCTTCTACCCCGCACTAACGATCCCATGTCGCGCCTGTCCCGGTCCTGCACCCACTCGCTCCGTTCTCCGACCCCGGTCCTCGCATCAGTTGTCCGAGTAGGCCACCTCGATCCAGCGGGTGCCATCACACCACAGCACTAACGAGTCGTGCTGTCCCAACGTGCGATCGGCCCCCAGCTTCAGAATCCCGGTGTCCGAGATGGTGATCGTCTGCATGGCCACGTTTGTGAGGCAAAGCACATCACCGGCAGTACCGCCGGCCAGATCGGACGTGCCGACGGGTCCACTCCCGCCACACTGCAACGGCTGGTAGCTGCCCATTGGCTCGATGTGGCCACCCTGCGTGACCTCCACCACGTTCGCCGGGCAGAACCTGTGCACACCACCGACCATCACGTCCTCGCCGACCCACAGACCGTCCAGGTGGGTCAAGCCCTCCGTACCCTGAGCCGCCCGCCAGCTCTCCCTCGGATCGAGCACGACGTCGTAGCCCAGGAGTCCCAGCAAGCACACCAGCGCCGCGACAACCACGGCACGACATACCTCCCTAACCGTCTCGTTCTCCCAAAGACTTCTCAGCCAGTCAACCATTCTCCACTCCCTGTTCCCCAGACCGTGCTCCTCTTCACCCCACCCACCATGACTCGGCCGTCCCGTCTTGCCCCTTCACTCAGCCAGCCCGGCGTCGCGAGCTAGGCCACGTTGTTCTTGTGCAACGCCCGGTGGTCCCCGATTCCCACCGCGTAGAAGAACCGCACCTTGATACGCATTTCGTCGTTGGTGAACATCGAGCCCACCGCGTCCTGGTCCGCAACGAACATCTCGGGTTCCCGGCCAAACCTGTAGCCGATGCAGACGCCCGGGAGATCCAGCGGATCCGCGGCCGCGGCCCAGTCGTTGGCATCGGTCCAGTCGGGAACGGCGATCACCCGTGCGCTGCCCTGCCGCACATTGGCATCGTCGTCGCCGGTTCCGGGCTCCCCGGCCGAATTCATGATCGTCAGCGCCGTCTTCTCCAGCTCGATCGGGACCAACAGGTACCCGGGCCGAATCCCCAGGCGCTTCGAACTCGTCGCCTCCGCCTGCTTGAACATGGCCTGAATCACAGTATCCCACGCCGCCGTGCTCAGACCTGTAGTGAGCAGATTCCCGTGGTCCAGGTGGAACAGCGCTTTCCCGTCCGAGAGATCCGGGCCGGTACCACTCTGCGCCGTGAACAGATTCGAGACGCTGCCCGCCAACGTCCTCGCTGCCGCCAAGCCAAGTTTGCGCGGCAGGGCCTTCACCGCAGCCACGTCGTCACGATCGATCATCTCGAGAGTGATCCCCACGTAGTTGCCCTTCTTCACGAAGGAACTCGTCTCCTCGTTGTCGCTCCACGCCTTCTCCGCGTACTCATTCCCCTCCGACACCGTATCCAGATCCGCGATCCCGCCCAGCGTGATCCAGGTCACGTCGTTCAGCGTCGTGAAGTCCTCTTCGTAGGCGATCGGCTTCCACCACCGCGGCCGCAGGTTGTACGATCTCACCAGCACCTTGTTCAGCGCATTCTTCACCACACTGGTCATCGTCGACGTCGTCACGTTGGCGAGCGTCAGTCGCTCCGGGTGCAGCGCACCGTGCATATCGTAGTCACCGGTCAGCAGCAAGTACAGCTCCCGGATGCCCGACAGCCTCGGAAGTTCCGAATGCTGCGAGGGGATCTCCAGACCCATCAATCGATCGAAGGCCATCTGTACCCGATCCAGACTGTCCCACATACCCCGGACCACCGAACCTCCGCCCCCACCCGGTCGCAGGCCCTCATCGTCGCAACTCTGACCCAAGCCCTGGATCACACCACTCTCCTGTACATCCGCCCACGCCTGCCTGATCGCCGCCACCTCTGCCTCCAGTTCATCCGCGCCGAACAGTGCTCCTCGGAACCTCCTCACCAGCAGCCCACACATCGCCGCGGGAAGGTCCTTGTTGGCATCCAACACTGATTGCAGCACGGCCGCGCATTGCACTCTCCGGAGCCCCAGAGCCCCATCCCCACCGTGCAGTGCGAACGCCCCGCTGTCCTCAGGTCCGGAAGTGCCCTCGGGCACTAGTCCCGAACTCCCCTCATCGGGGACAGCGAGTCCCACCCCGGCTTCCGCCGCACCTCCATGCCCCACACGCTCCACCGCCATCTCCGCACCTCCGTGCACCGTCCCTCCTCGGACAGCGCCATTAAGCACTCGTTCGATACTCCCCCCCGCTGCGGGGTCCAGGACGATGTCCACGCTGTTCACCCTTCGGATGCTGGTTACCTCCTCCCCCTTTCTCGAAACGAACAGATCCGCACTCAGTCCCACGTTCGGCACCGGCAGGCCTGCCGCTCGATCCTCGACCAACTGGCGCAGAAACCCCTCGATCCAGGTCGCTCCCGACACGAGTCTGAGCCGGCCCACGATCCCCCGGCCATCCTCATACCTGACCTCAGTGATCACCCCGGCCAGATCACGCACACTTCGAGAACCTCCCAGGAAACCGGTGTGATCCACGAAGCAACTGGCATTCCTAAACAGCTCCGCTGCCGACCGCAGCACCGGGACGGAGAACTTCACTCCGTTGGCTCGCCCCGGTCGGATGCACACCACCTCGAAGCCACCCTTCCCAGAGACGGGATCCACCATGCCAAGTCGTACTCGCACCCCTATGCCTCTCCCCTTCAAGCCCGTCGTGGAACCGCCCATCTCACCTCCGGTCCGTGCGACTGCATCTGAGGACCCACCCGAGACTAGCGCCTCACCTGTGCCTTGGCCAGCCTCCACAGCAGACCGCACACCACCAGCCCGGCCAGAGCCAGTCCATCGGCCCTGCCATCGTACCCGGCCAGCCCCTCCGTCGCCATGCGCCCGAGTTGGCCGAAGCTGAGTCCAATGGACCAGAATCCCGCCACTGCCCCCGCGATGGCCGCCAGCCAACCCAGTCCAGTACCACCCCCAACACCTCGCCTCGTGCCACGCTTCATGCGAAACCTCCCGACAACCCGGCGTGGTCGTCCGACACGGCCACGTTTCCATCTACCCTTGTCCTGCTACAACGATCGTCGCGACACTTGAACACTCCGACCTCCGGGCTCCAGAGCGTTCTCACACCGCATCCTGCCCCGCTCCCGTGCTCGACTTGCCCATCCTGTCCATGAGCTCATTCACGTCCAACAACTCGCCCGCGAAGCGGTAGGCAATCCGCATCGCCGTCTCATCATCGACCCAGCCCTTGTCCTTCATCAGCCCCAGCGCTTCAACGATGGTCTTCGCAGCAGTGGCCAGCTTCGCGTTGTCATCCTTGGTCAGGTCCTGCACCTCAGCACTCAGCTTCAGGTCCGACCAACCCCAGCCACGACCCACAGCACGAGCACGCCCCACGCACACTCGAACGATGTCCTTCAGCATCTCGCAGAAGAACAGCTGCCGATGATAGTAATGACGCAGAGTCGGATCCCCCATCTCTGCAGCCGTTGCCCGAGTCGCGCTCTCGCCCTCAGACAGGAAGTGAAGCGGCACGCCGGCTCCCGCTGCCACCATCAGCCTGATCACCTTGCCATCGTTCGCCGCGTCCCACCCCTGCAGCTCAGGCTGAACCGTCCGCCACTCCTCGTTCTCGTCCGTGATCAGGATACTGCCGGGTTTCGGTGGTCTTCCGTACTGGCTCCGCTTCGCCACGATCTGATCGCGCGTAGCGTTCTTCAGCGTCACCTGCCACAGGAATGCGTTCTTGTACCGATTGGCCCTGACTCGATCCTCGACCCACCCTTTGTAGTGAGTGAGCCAGCCCAGGATCGGGCTCAGATCGCTCTGCCCTCGCACACAGCCCACCGGGCGGTTGATGGCATAGTGCAACATCACCTGCGGAAGTCGCTCCGCTCCCGAAGCCTCGGCCTGGACCCACCATCTGCCATCCACATCTCCGACAGAGCGTATCTCGTGGTAGCGCAACTCCATCTCGTAGTCGTCCGGATCCGTTTCCACCCGATCCACACGCGATGCGGGCACCTCTCGAATGTAGCTCATCCCGTCCGCGGCATTCGTGCTCAGCACCAGGAACAACTCCCCCGATCTACTCAGCTCGTCACACCAGCGGTGCATTCGCATGCCCAGCCGGTTCCTACGGTGAGCCCACAGCCTCTGGATGAACTCCTGCACCCAGGGCACACCCGATAGGATCCGTATGCCCGAGCCCACCACGTAGTCCGTCGTCAGCGACACGATCCGGAATGCC